ATTTTCCAGCATCTCTTTCATATCCGCAGGAGTTTGTTTGGTTTGTTCCATCATCCTGCGTTTTAATTCCTGGCTTAACCTTGTTATAGCCAGCAAATGCTTCTTGCTTCTCTTGGCTGATATCTTGAATAGCCTGTATTTCCATCTTGGATATTCCTCCATAAATGCACGGAAGTGATATTCAAGCATAGCCTCCAATTCATCAGTCTCAAATGGTTCCCAGTATAACCAAGGAGTCTGCAAATTTTCTTCCTCGTAGGGCTTAACCGTTGGATTGCTGTGTCGCATTACCCAGTCTCTGTGTTAGTATGGTAAGGAACTCTGGATGCAGTTCCGCAATCTGTTCCATAGTGTAACCCTGTTGAATCATTTCTGCTAGATGCGTGTCAAATGTTTCTGGTGTCATTGGTGCGTGTTCCATTTGTGCATTTTTCTCCATACGCTCCTCAAGCCTTTCCTTGTCATCATAATAGAATTCATCATCATCGTCCAACAGTTCCTTAACCTTGTAATCAATCAATGCCTTGAGGCTTGGATCTGAGGGTTGAGTTTGTGTTGCTGTAACCAACATTGACATTTCTGAATGCTTGTCCTGTATGTTATAGTTGTCTGGATAATCAATCTTACCATCCCATTCCTTGCCCTGATATTTGGCAATGTAATACCACACATTGTCCTCTGCCAGTTCAAGTTGGTCCCCTTTCTCAGCAAGGCGGGCATTTAGATTCTGGAATTCAATTTCTCTTGAAATACCACTCTGTGTTGTTGCCGTGCTCTGCCTAATTGCTCCAAGGTGTGCAATCTTGTCAATGGCATCAACCTTGTTTTTAATGGAACCCCATAGGCTGTCCAGTGAAGCACCTGAAGGTTGTAGGAGATAAGGTTTTAGTCCTGGATCCAATCCTTCATCCATCTGTATGATTGATCCTGGACCTGCTCCTGCTTCAGTGCCTGCTGTCTTAACCAATGAAGGTGCATTTGACAGTCTCACATTCTGTTCAATTTCTGAATATTCATTATATATTGCTCTCTGCAAATCGCTGATGTCCGCAATATCCGAAACACCAATGCCTCTGTGTGGGCTTCTCTGATTATAAACGCATACAGCAGGAATTTCTCCCAATTGGTTGTCCTCAATGAATGATTCCTTGACTTCCTTGCGTTCCTCATCCAATACTGATGTAACGATTGCGTCAATGGTCCATTCCTTGACAACAGTTTCATCCTTCTTGTAATCTTCAACATATTTTAGATAGATTAATTTGTAATAACCATTTGCCTGTCTTTCGTATTTCCAATCCATAACTGCCATTGGCGTAATCATAGATAGGTATGGACGGGCACCATTCACCAATTCCTCAGCACGGGTCTGTGCATTAGTGCCTGCCTTGGTTACTATTATCCAACTGTGTCCAAACACGGAAACATAGGTTGAAACATCCTTCATAAATGCATCAAGGCTTCTGCCTTCTAAATCAGCATCATATAGGATACTTTCTAACACAGGATCATTTTGCATACTGCCAAATTCTCTATAGATAGGATTGCGGAATAGGAATGAGTTGTAGATAGAGATGACAGATTTACAGTGATTATCCAATGGTGTTGCCATTAGCCTTTCGTTATATTCCCCACCAGTTTCCATTTGATACTTGGTAAGGTATTCTCCCTTTCTGTATTCATTGCCTCCCATATAAGAGTGCAATAAGAATTTCCATCTCTTATAATTGCTTTCGACTAAATCATTAGTCACTTGTTTTTCTTCGTAACTCATTCCTTTATTCTCCTATCCTGTGTCGCCACTGAGTTGGTTGTTTTTCTAGATCTATTTCACGACGCACTGGGTTCAATATTGAAATTGCATATCCCAAACTGTCGTTAAGGTGATCATAGCCTGTTTCCTTATCTGGTTGTGTTGTTCCTTCCTTGTATGTCTGTCTTTCCAAACATTCAATCTGAAATTTACAACGAGGATCAACCAATAATCTTCTGTCTCCTGTTGATGAACATAGCATACTATTCACTGAATTGATTCTGTCTCTTACTGGTGGATGCCTGTTGGGTGCCTTAACAACAAATCCTGCATTCTGTAAAATAATTATGTCAGTCATACCACTTGCGGAAGTTTTTCTTTGTCTTCCCGCTGGATCCGGATACGCCCATATCTTACTCTTTGGATATCTCGCCTTGATCTCATTAACCAGTTCATCAGTGTTGCTCCCAAAAATTCTTATTTCATCAATTATGTGGAGAATACCATCTGCTCTCTTATACATCACGCTGGCACTCATCGGATCGATATTAAAATCAATGCCTATGTGTAATATTTCTGGATATTCACCCTTTTCCAAATTGTATTCTTCACATTTTTGAACATTTTTTGTTCTGTCAAACGCATAGTAGATGACGCCTGAGTAGGTTACAAATTTTGCTTGGTATTCCTGTTCATACTGCCTTGTGTCCAACAGCCTTCTGGCACTTTCTAATTCTTCTTCCGGAACGAATCCACCTTCTTCAGTGGTGTATTGCCAACTGGCCCATTCATCATCCGCTTCTGGCAGTGTGTATAAATCATAGAACCAATTGCGTCCCTTGGGTGTTCCTAGGAACAGTGCCTTGCCCTTTGAATCACTCAGTGTTGGGCGAATTGATTCGTAGAATGCTTCTGGTTTTATGTCAGCAACCTCATCCATAACTAGGAAATCAACTCTGTTACCTCTTAGGCTGTCATAGTTTTCTGCACCCTTGAGAGCAATTTGACTTCCGTTCTTTAAATATATTGTCAGTTCCGCTTCATTCACCTTGTCTATCCAATGCAGTTGAAAAAGTTTTCTTTTCAGTTTCAACCACCATATGTTTTTTGCTTGCCTGTATGAAGGACACACTGCCCAACATACCTTGCCTGGTTGGCTAGCGAACTTACAGATTTCTCTAATGCCAAGAGTTGATTTGCCCAGGCGGCGTCCTGCCACCAGTGTTCTAAAACGGGCATCACTCTGTGCAACGGTTTTCTGTGCTTCGCTTAATGGCATTAGATATCCTCATCCGTCCAAGGTAATGGTGTTGAGTTGTCACCACCCATTGGATTTTCTGATTGTCCCAGTAGGTTTTTACCCAAGAAGATAAGCATTCTAGGATCTCCATCCATTGCTTTTGTCATCTGTGTTCTTCTCAGTCCTAATTTTCCGTTTGCCTTGCCTTCATCTATTTCTTTCTTGTATTTCTTTTCCAGTGTTGCCTTTGATATGCCTGTAACCGCAGTAATTTCATCAAGGGAACAGTGTATCTCTGAAAGTCTTCTTACGAGATCCCTGTTTGCCTTGGCGACAGATTTGTAATCTGGCTTGTTTTGCTCTTCAGGCGTGTCACTCATTAGATATAACGCTCCTCTACCTTGACACGGAAGCGTCTTACATCAATGTCTCCGTTGTCAGTGGTAATTGTTACCTTGATTGTGTATATTTCTCCAGCAGTTCCGCCACTCAGTGTTACATACGCCTTTTCAGTTGATGTAACCTGCCCACTTCCCTCAATGGTTAGTGGTGCCGCGTCACCAGATATTGTGCTAACCGTAACTGCAACGGTGGATAGAGTGGAGCCTGTGGGCATCCAATCAGTCCAATCCACAGTGTATGTCAGTTCGCTATCCGGATCCTTGGGAATGTAACTGCTGACTATGTCTTTTCTAAAACCCGTTATGTCAGTCACGCTAGTTCTCTCCTTCTTGAATATGTGGCAATTGGAACGCCCAAGCGTCTGGTTTCCTGAGGAACCAAAATACCGTTATTTTCCTGTATTACTGTATTTAACCTATTTTCCTTATCTACCAAGAAAACACCAGTTTCTGGTAATACTTTGATAGTTCTTGTTTCTTGATCAACATTGTATTCACGATAAGGATCAAATGTAATCAATCCTCCTATTGCCAGTGTTGATGCAACGCCTTGTAAATCTGCCTGTATGTTTCTCTTTATGTAATTGCCTATGAATTGAACAGAGATTGCACTGCTCAATGAAGCACTCGCAGGAGTTGTTTCTCCAACGAATGATATAACACTCTGTGATCCAATGCCTTCTAGTGTAATTGGCAATCCTCTCAGTGCATTAGGTATTGCAAAGAGTGATGTTGATACGCTTAGATCCGCTTCAGCATTTGTAAGAACATCAATTGCCGTTTGTGCGATAAGATTTGCACTTGCACTAATCTCAAGTATTGCAATCGCATCAACGGCGGCTTGGGCATCAAGTTGTAATTCAATGCCTCTCGCAACGGCACCCACAGAACTGAATTCTGCGGCACTGTCTAATGTTTCAGTGATGCCTCTTATAGCACCCACAGTGGATGTTAGAGTTGCAGTGGAGTCAAGTGTTGCACTTGCTGGTGTTGTTTCACCAACATTTGTTACTGGTGTAATCGTTGCAGTTGTTACAAAGGAAACTGCTCCACTGTCTCTAGCAACACCAGGTATTGCGTCAAGTTCTGATTCTGCCGCAATGACAAGATAGGGTCTTCCCCATACCTGTCCCCAGTATGTTTGCCAGGTTCTATTTTCATAGTCCCAACTCTTGTTGTTGCTTGCCGTAATGGTGTATTGTATGCCCATTAGGCCCGCTATCGCATAAGCACCCTGTAGAGTGGCTGTGTTGCTTCTTATGACAACATCACCTCTAACACTTTGTGATGTGACAGTGTTGAATGTTGGTGATGTGCCTCTTAGAGCACCGCCACTTGCACTCTGTGTTGCAGTTGCGGTTAGTGTTTGTTCAATGCCTCTATTTGCGTTAGGCGTTGCTAACAGTGATGATGAAGCACTAAATGTTGCTTCTCCACCTCTCTGAACAAGTGTAGTTACACTTGTTGAAGCACTGGCACTTGCACTGGCTGAAGCATTGTGCTGTCTAGTTCCTGTTGCTGATACACTGGCACTGGCTGATAGTGTGGCTGAGCCTTCTACCTGAACCGTGGTAACAGTTAGTGTTGCAAAGGAACCTCTTGTGCCAAAGTCCTCAAAATAATCCGTGGCGACATAATCGGCTTCTGTATAGGAGCCAATTTGCCAGGTGATGGTGGCGTTTCTCTGGACACCAAAGTATCCAGATACCACATAATCACTTTCTACATAGTAGGTATCCTGTGCCACGGGCAAGGACTCCTTATGCTAGTGTGATTGTAAGATTAGCGTCCTGAATAACGAAACTGTCTCCAGTCTCAACAGTCTTAGTTGAATCTAAAGCACCCGCATACAATACATTTCCGCCTGAACTTGCATCAATCAATGCTAGATGTGTGATATCGCCCCAGTTTGCAGTTGCAGTTGGGAAAGTTACCGCACCATTGTTGGTTGCAGTTCCGCCTGGGCTTGAAGCCGCATTGAACGAAATTGTTTGTCTTGCATAACTACCACCTGACACTTCGTCAGTTAGCGTTCCTGCTTC